GCCTTCCGTTTTTCTTTGGTATTGAACAAATAAATTGTTTGTATCAATGTCAATTGAAGCGTATAATTCAAGAGTGTAATCTAAAACTGTTGAATTAACATTTAATGATGTTGCTCCACTTGATGCGTCTGCTGATAATGTTAAAAGTTGGCCATTGATATTTATTCTATCTCCTGCTTTCATATCGTAACCAATTGAAGAAACTGAAATTGAAGTTATTGTATTTCCAGCCAAAACTTGTTGTGTAATTGCAGCTAATTGAACACTTTTACCAATGGATTTAATTGGCTCAAAAATTTGAGATGATTCAAGGATGTTTCTTACTAATTTAATTTTCATTATTCAATTGTTATTTCTGCATCAAACTCTCTATCTCCAATATAAATTGTTTCGCTAGGTATTTCATAATATATTTCATCTGATGTTATGTTCCATTCATCCATTGATAGATTGAATTCTCCGCTCATAAATAAATATTTTTTTCCATCTGTATCTTGCATTCTTGCAATTGGATTAAAATACTTTAAAACTGTTGTTCCAGTATAATATTTATTAGTTTCCGATAAAGCTGATGTGCCATTAAATTGTTTTAATTGAACGCTTTGATTGTATATTATATCTAAAATGTTTAAAACAACCAATTTTTTATCATAAGATCCAACTGTATAATCAAATTGAGATGTTGAATTATTCCATGCATAAGTTGGTTTTGTCCATTTGTCATATCCAGCAGATGTATAATTTGATCCATCATTTGAAACTCTAATTGTTTGTCCATCTCCCCAGAAATAATTCCCCATATCTAAAAAATAAGAATTGTTTGTTTCCACATGAATAACAATTTCGTTTTTAAGATTTCCAAGATTTGAATCTGCTCTTAAAGATCCTTGATAAGTTGAATTAGTTCCACTAATCGGATTAAAAGTGTTTTTATAGTCATATTTATAATCTTCAATTGCTTGATATGTTGCAAATGCAGTTCCATCAAAATTTAATGGATTTGATCCAACAGCAGAATAAACCATTCCATGATTGTAACTTGATCCGTAACTTGTAATATCGTTTGCCATTGGCAATGAAGCTCCCGAGCCTCCCCAATGAGTCCATGTAACAATTTGAAATCTCCAATCCCCTGTAAATGCTGAATCTACTGGAAATTTTCCTCCATTTGATAAACAATAAGGATCATTTGCAGTATTATATGCAGTTTGCCCAACACTTTGATCAATTACAGCATTTTGAGCCACTGAGGATGGTCTATTAGTCCACCTTGAAACAGCATTTGATCCACTAAATGGAAGTCCAGGACCAGTCCAGTCTTGCCAACTGTAATCTGTACTTCCCGTATTTCTAGCGCATACTTTTAAAGGAAAAAATGATGTTTGACTCGCCTCTCTAGCCATCAGCATAAACATATTCATAATCTGAATAGTTGTATTTGTAGTATTTTTATAACTTAAAGCAAAATTCAAACTTATTCCAGTAGCATCAGCAACATCTGAAAGAACACGAGTTCCTCCATATGATAATTTATTTACAACTGATGCCCCAAAGCTAGATGTATCTATTAGGGGAAAATAACTCCATGCATTTTCCGATTCATAATTAAGATATATTGAATTTACTTTTTTAATTGCAGGTAATCCTGAATAAATTGTTCCAGATAATTTTTGAAGCCCTGTTCTTGTTATGTTATTTTCCAGCTCTATATTATAAATGGATAAATTATTATTTCCAATATGATTTTTTATATAATTCGGAGCTACTCTTGGAACACCTGTATAATAATAAACTCTTGTAGGGATATTAATTGGATCATTTATAGTTCCAGCAACATCTTCATTTGTGTTGTATTCATTGATCTGAATAAAATGGAATGTATGCTGCCAATATATACATCTCATTCCGAAATTCTTGCAAATATATTCCAAAACATCATAAGCATTTGGAGGTTGTATATAATCATTTTCCAAAGTTTTATGTAGTCTATCAATTTTTATTTTTGTGTAAGCTAAAGGATCAATTTCAGTTGCAGGAG